TTTATAGGAGATTGATTATGAACCAGACACCTGTAAAACAGGCACACATAAACGCCAGTGGTTTTCTGGTACTTGGGCGTAACCGCGTAAAAGGCATTTCCTTTGTTGGGACTGCTACTGCGGGCTATGTGGCGCTATTTGATACCACTACGGCTCCAGTAACAACCGGAACTTATGCGCGGTCTGCATATACAGTTACCGTTACGCAAACAGCACATGGCCTAGTAACTGGGCAAGTGATTGGTATTGATTTTGCAGCGGGCACAGGCGGCACAGCTACTAACGGCAACTATCCAGTTACGGTATTGACCTCCAGCACGTTTACGATTACTGATATCAACACCGGGTCTATTACGGCAGGCGCAGCAATGGTGTATTCGGATCGTTGGCTGATGAGCTACGATGTAAGCGCAAGTGATAGCTTTAACAACTCTCCATTTATCCCTGATGATGGCGTTATAGCTGTAAATGGCGTCTACGCGCAGATGTCTAACCTATTGGCGGTAAACATTTTCTATGGCTGATAAGAGCTTCAACTTGGTGGGACGCAAGCTTATGCTTGCTATCCCGTGTTATGACGGCAAAGTCAATATTAGAACTGCATTTGCCATAGCCCAACTCGTCCCCAAGTTGGATAAGATGGGTGTCCAGATTCATCTGGTTCACCTGTCTGGTTGCTCTATCATCTCCAAGGCTCGTAACAAGCTGGTACGCAACTTCACCGAAACTGACTGCACTGACCTGTTGTTTGTAGATGCAGATGTGGTCATTAACGTAGAAGCCGTAACCCGCTTACTGGCGCTGTCCACGGACAAAGATGTGGTTGCCGGTACTTATCCGCGCCGTGCAGATGACGCCAAGTTCTTCCTTGACTTTTATTTGGATGAAGACCACCAGTTAGAATTTGATGAGAATGGACTTATGCGGGTGGAGAGTGCGCCTACTGGGTTCATGCTTATCCGCCGCCATGTGATTGATTACATGATGGAGAAACATCCTGAGTGGCGTTACGCCGGGGATGGTGATGGAGAAGATGAATATGCTATCTTTGACTTCCTGTTGATTGATGGGCAGTACATTGGCGAGGACTATGCATTTTGCCGTCGCGCTCGCGAGGAAGGGTTTAAGATTTACTTAGACCCTATGATTAGTTTGCCACATATAGGTTCAAAAGAATTCACGCGTAACTTTGAACAAGATGCCTTGCAACCGCTCCTTAAAGAACATGCCCGGCTTAAACTTAAAGTAGCAAATGGCTAAGAAGACCCCATCCCTTGCAGTAGGTCGTGGCGAGAAGTTGCCTGTTTCCAAAGGGGCTGGGCTGACTGCCAAAGGCCGTGCTAAATACAATGCAGCAACAGGCAGTAACCTCAAGGCTCCACAACCCCAAGGTGGCGCACGCAAAAACTCATTTTGTGCGCGGATGTCTGGTATGCCGGGGCCGATGAAAGACGAAAAAGGTAAGCCTACTCGTAAGGCTGCTTCACTAGCAAGATGGAAGTGTTAGGAGTAAATTATGGGCCGCTTAAATAGACCAGCGCAAGAAGGGTATACATACCGCTCTCCCGGACAAACTAATGCTAGGGATTTACTCCCTAATCTGAACGAAGATGTAGTTGCGTCCCAAAGAGCCGATGCCGAACGTATACGTAGGGGGCTAAACCCCACTGCTCAAAGTGAGTACAACCGCAGGATGCAACAAGAAGCTGGTGGTAGGGGTACAACACGCAGTGGAGGCCGTGCTGGACTTGGTAGTTTAGCTTTAGAGGCCGGATATGAATTGGGACGTGCAATAGACGAAAAGACCGGCATAGGTAAAAAGATTGTAGACAAATCTGGCCTTGGTGACGTTGTAGATAAAGTCGTGAACATGCGCGATAAGGTAGAACTTAGTCCACGAGCAAAAGAAAAAGTTGCTGACTTAGATGACTCTGATTCTGGCCCAGATAAGTTTAAACCCCAGTACTCAGAAGGTGACTTTGGCATGAAAAAAGGTGGCAAAGTAAAGAAAATGGCTTCTGGTGGTAAGGTATCCAGCGCTTCTAAGCGGGCTGATGGCATAGCTCAACGCGGTAAAACCAAAGGTAGGATGTGCTGATATGGAAGACGCAATACAAACTGCCCGTGAACTAGCTACCCATGCTTCTGACATTGCACACCTGCAATCAGATATGGACAAGATGGCTGCGGACATAAATGATATTAAGAAAATGCTTGCTGACATTGATAAAACTCTGTCCGAAGCCAAAGGTGGCTGGAAAATGCTTCTAGCAGTTGGTGGTTTCGCTGGAGTTGTTGGCGCAGGGCTTATGCAAGTACTGCACTGGTGGAATAAATAATGCCTTCAACTAGCAAGAAGCAACACAATTTCATGGAAGCGATAGCTCACTCGCCATCGTTTGCCAAGAAAGCAGGAGTCCCACAATCTGTGGGGCAAGATTTCAGCAAGGCCGATAAAGGCAAAACTTTTAAACGAGGTGGTGATATGGCTACAAAAGGTGTGAATCCCTTTGCAAAATTTGAGAAATCCGGTAAGGATGTCGAGAAAAAGGGCATGAAAGAAGGCTCTAAAGCTGACATGATGCTGGACAAGAAACAAATGATGGGAATGAAAAAAGGCGGCGGCGTTAAAAAGATGGCTTCTGGCGGTTTTACTCGTTCTGCCGACGGTATTGTTTCCAAAGGTAAAACCAAAGCTAAACAAATTAAAATGAACAAGGGCGGCATGGCCTGCTAAGGATTAATCATGGCGCATAAAAAAACACGTTTTGGTAGTGGCGGTGATATTTCTGATATTACTGAGGGTGAAGATTACGAACCGGATACGGGAACTTCCGCGGCTACAGTAGTTCAAGGTAAAAAACCTATGCTTAAGCCAAAACCTATGCCTAAGCCAAAACCAAAAATGCCGATCTATAAGGATAGTGTTCCTGTAGATGAGCCGATAAAGAAGATGGCTAAGGGCGGTTCTGCTTCCTCACGCGCTGATGGCTGTGCCCAACGTGGGAAAACTAAAGGAATGATGCGGTGAGAGCTTCACGCGGCATGGGTGATATCAATCCTTCCAAAATGCCCGGTGCTAAGAAAAAAGCACGTCGGGACAATACTGACTTCACGCAATACGCTGAAGGCGGCAAGGTAAATGCTGCGGGAAACTATACTAAGCCAAGTCTGCGTAAACGCATTGTGTCTCAAGTCAAAGCTGCGGCTACACAAGGTACAGGTGCTGGTCAGTGGTCAGCCCGTAAAGCGCAACTTGTGGCTAAGAAGTACAAAGCTGCTGGCGGAGGGTACAGAGATTGAAAGCACCGCAGCAATCCCTAAAAGCTTGGGGCGACCAGAAATGGCGCACCAAGTCGGGGAAGCCGTCGTCCAAAACAGGTGAGCGATACCTGCCTGAAGCTGCTATAAAATCTTTGTCATCGGCTGAGTATGCAGCGACTACCAAAGCAAAACGTGCGGGTAAGGCAGCAGGTAAACAGTTTGTGGTGCAGCCTAAAACCATAGCAAAGAAAACAGCGAGGTACAGATAATGGCTGAAAAATGGATTCAAAAGGCAATTAAAAAGCCCGGTGCCTTAAAGGCCCAGCTTGGCGTTAAAGGTGATAAACCTATCCCGGCAAAAAAACTAGCCGCAGCAGCTAAAGCCCCGGGTAAAATGGGGCAACGTGCTAGGTTAGCACAGACCCTTAAAGGGCTTAAATGAGCACTTCGGGAACCGCTACTTTTGACCTTGACCTCACGGAAATTGTGGAGGAAGCGTTTGAACGTGCAGGTTCTGAGTTACGCACGGGCTATGACCTGCGCACTGCTAGACGCAGTTTAAACATCATGTTTGCTGATTGGGCAAACCGTGGCATAAACATGTGGACGTTTGAGCAAGGGACTATTACTTTGGTTTCGGGGTTAAACACTTACCCTATTCCTACAGATACAGTAGACCTATTAGAACATGTGATTCGTACTGGCTCTAATACGGCGTCTACTCAGTCGGATTTAACCATTACGCGGATTAGTGTTAGCACCTACGCTACGATCCCCAACAAGCTTCAGCAAGCCCGCCCAATCCAAATGTGGTTCCAGCGGCTTGATGGGCAGATTACAGCTTCGGCTACTACGCTGAGTGCCACTATTACAGCTACAGACACTACTATTTCTGTAACGTCTGCTACCAACTTACCCGCTACTGGTTACTTGCTGATAGGCACAGAAACCATTTATTACGGATACATATCAGGGAATACCCTATATAGCATTGCTCGTGGGCAGAACAATACAACTGCCGCTGCACATACATCAGGCGATGCGGTGGCTATTCAGAACCTCCCACGGGTAACTCTTTGGCCTACCCCGGATAACTCTACAACCTACCAATTTGTCTACTGGCGTATGCGCCGTATTGATGATGCTGGCACTGGTGTAAACACAATGGATGTACCTTTTAGATTTATGCCTTGCATGATTGCGGGCTTGTCGTATTACATAGCTCAAAAGATACCGGGCGGCATGGAGCGCCTACCAATCCTAAAAGCTCAGTACGATGAAGCTTGGCAGTTAGCCGCAGATGAAGACCGGGAAAAAGCGGCTATACGCTTTGTACCCCGCCAAATGTTTATATCGTAATGGGTAATAGATTTGCCTCTGGTAAAAAGGCGATTGCGGAATGTGATCGTTGTGGTCAACAATTTCTGCTAAAGAAGTTAAAAACAGAGATAATCAAGCAACGGAAATATGAATTACTTGTATGTCCTACATGTTGGGACCCCGACCAGCCGCAATTAATGCTGGGTACATTTCCAGTAGATGACCCGCAAGCACTGCGTAACCCTCGTAAAGATACAACTTACGTGACTTCGGGTAACAATGTAAACGGGTTTCCTGCTAGCGGTTCGCGGGATATCCAGTGGGGCTGGGCTCCGGTAGGCGGAGCTAGTTTTTTTGACGTAGGTTTAACACCCAATTACTTGGTTGGAACCACAAGTGTTGGTACAGTAACGGTTTCATAGGAGTCCATGATGGCTAAAGAAAACATGAAAAATGACACGGCGCAAGACAAGGCCATGATTAAAAAAGCATTTAAGCAGCACGATGCTCAAGAGCATAAGGGCGGCAAGGGTACAACTTTGAAGCTTAAAAAAGGTGGCCCTACCGGTGAAGACCGTATGCGTATGGGCCGTAATCTGTCCCGCGCAGCTAACCAGAAAACGGGGTAAATCATGGCCTACAGTATGAAAAAAGGTGGTAAAGAAGTTGGCTCCGCTGCCGTCTATGCAAAACCGCATACGATGGATGGTAAGGCCATGAAAATTTCTAGCAACCCCGGTAAGAATTCTGAGATATCCAGCACGGCTGATATGCGTATGAGTGTTGGTATGTACAACAACGGTCCCGATAAGCCAACCAAAACTGACGGCATTAAAATTCGTGGTACTGGCGCAGCCACTAAAGGCGTAATGGCACGAGGTCCGATGGCATGAACTACGCTGAGCTTTCAACGGCAATACAAACTTACACGGAAAATTATTTTCCGACGATTACTACTGCAAGTTCGTATACGGCTGGAAGTTTCACTGTTGGGTCAATTTACACAATTACTTCAGTTGGTACAACCAACTTTATAGCAATTGGCGCTTCATCTAGCGCGGTTGGTGTAGTTTTTACTGCTACCGGAGTTGGTTCTGGAACTGGCACAGCGGTATTAACTTCTACATCTACGACTCAGATTAACCGGTTTATCCAACAGGCAGAGCAGCGCATCTACAACTCGGTACAGTTTCCGTCGATACGCAAAAACGTGACAGGAACAATTACTGCAAACAACAAGTACTTGTCCGCTCCAGACGACTTCTTAGCGCCTTACTCTTTGGCTATTTACCCTTATGGTGGCGGTGATTACATATATCTTCTGAACAAAGATGTAAATTTTATGCGTGAGGCTTACCCCGGCCCAACAAGCACAGGAACGCCAAAGTACTACGCGCTGTTTGGGCCTACGATTGCTAGTTCTGTGATAACTAATGAATTAAGTTTTATCCTTGGCCCCACGCCAGATGCCGCCTACTCCGCAGAACTTCACTACTACTATTACCCTGAGTCAATTACCACAGTCGCTAGTGGACAAACTTGGTTGGGCGATAACTTTGATTCTGTGTTGTTGTATGGGGCTTTGGTAGAAGCGTACACCTTTATGAAAGGTGAAGCGGACATAGTAGCTTTATACAATCAGAAGTACGTTCAAGCGCTTACATTGGCTAAACGTCTGGGTGATGGTATGGAACGTCAAGACGCATACCGTAGTGGGCAAATAAGGATTCAAGTGCCATGAGCATTGTCCAGACCCAAACCACCAGCTTCAAGAAGGAGTTGTACACGGCTGTTCACAACTTGGCTACGGACACAATTAAGATTGCGTTGTACACGGGTAATGCTGACTTGAATGAGACTACAACAGTCTACAGCGCTACCAACGAAGTCTCAGGTACAGGCTACACGGCTGGCGGGGCTACCATGACTGGGGTAGCCATTAGCTCATCGGGCTACGTGGCCTACGCAAACTGGGACAATGTGTCTTGGACAGCAGCTTTGACCGCTCGGTGTGCTTTAATCTACAACGTTACGCAAGGTAACAAGTCTATTGCGGTTCTGGACTTTGGCTCTGACAAAACATCGACCACCACGTTTACAATCACCATGCCAGCTAACACTTCAACCACTGCACTTATTAGGAGTTCAAATTGATAGTCACTACCACCAAAGGCGATATGGACGATTCCTTGTTGGAACACCGTTCAGGCGAAACTGACAATGACAATGAGTCAACAGCTTGGACAGAGTACTGGCTGGATGGCGAATTGGTTCACCGATCTGTTCATATTACGTTGAAAAAAATGCTTACCGTTGCAGGTGGCGAAACTGCTTTCTTTTAAGGAAATATCATGGCAAATACTCAATCACTATGCACATCATTCCTCGGGGAACTAATGCTGGGTCAACACCAGCTTGGTACTTCGACTATTGTTTCACGTACTAGCTTGACCGCGCCTACTACGGACACGGTAAAAGCCGCTTTATACATAACTACAGCCACCATTAATGCTGCAACTACCGTATATTCGGCTACAAACGAAGTATCGGGCACAAACTATACAGCCGGTGGTGTAACGGTAACAAACGCCACTGCACCAACTTCTGCCAACACTAGTTCTACAGCAGGCGTAGGCTACTGGACTCCCTCTGCAAGTATTGTGTACACAACTGTGACATTAGCTACTACGTTTGATACCGTATTGATTTATAACTCCACACAGAGTAATAAAGCTATTGGTGTTTATACGTTTACCGCCCAGACCATTACGGCTGGTACATTAACGTTGACTATGCCTACTAATTCATCAACTCTTGCATTAGTACGTCTGGCTACAGCTTAATAGTGGGGTACGGCTAAACGCCGTGTAATTCATGGTAAATATTGCTTTTTCTGTTGATGTATTGACGGAGTAAAGTATGGCAACACTTATAGGCAGTTTTGCTACCGGTAGTAGAGGAACACTAACTTCAGTTAATGCACTTACAGGCAGATCAGCTACCGGTAGTACAGGAACACTAACTTCAGTTAATGCACTTACAGGCGGATCAGCTACCGGTAGTACAGGAACACTAACTTCAGTTAATGCACTTACAGGCGGATCAGCTACCGGTAGTACAGGAACGCTAACTTCAATTTATGCATCTGTAGGTGGGTTAGCTATAGGTAGCACAGGAACGATTGCAACTTTTCAAGCTGTTTCAATAGATTTAGTTGGTATATCAGCTACCGGTAGTGCAGGAATATTACCAACGTTAACAGGCGCAAGGGCATTAGGGTCTACTGGTACTATTATCCCAGTTGGATGGGGTAATATTGATAACGCTGAAAACGCTAATTGGACGCTTATTAATACGAATACATATTAAAGAGAAAATATCATGACCGTTAATTACACAACTAGTTTACAGCTTGGGCAACCTGTAACCGGAACAGAGTCTGGTACATGGGGCGATGACGTAAACAACTCAGTTACGTCTTACTTAGACATTGCCATTGCTGGCGGTTTGGCGATTGCAATTACTACAACAGATATCACACTTACGCTAACTCAGGGTACAAGCGTAGCAACTGGAATTATTTCTACCGGAGCCACTGGTAGTACTGCTCAATACGCAATCCTAAACATTACAGGTGCTAAAACAGCAGCGCGAAACTTAATCCTTCCAAGTAGCAGCAGGCACTACGTCATCAATAACGCCGCAGCCACAGGAGGATTTTTACTTACAGTTAAAGGCGCAGCTACTTCTGGGGTTACGTTAGTTGATGGCGAAAAAGCAATTGTGGCTTGGAATGGCACTGACTATGTAAAAATTTCATCTAGCGTGGTGTCTAATTTAACCGGCACTCTTCCTGTTGCTAACGGGGGCACAGGGGTTACCACTTCCACTGGTTCAGGCAGTGTTGTTTTATCAACTAGCCCAACACTAGTCACCCCCTTGCTAGGCACGCCCACATCTGGGGTAATGACAAATGTTACTGGATTACCGCTTTCTACGGGCGTGACAGGAACACTCCCAGTTGCCAATGGAGGTACAGGGGTTACCACTTCCACTGGTTCAGGCAGTGTTGTTTTATCAACTAGCCCAACTTTGGTAACTCCCGCATTAGGAACACCCTCCGCGTTAGTGGGTACAAATATTACAGGCACAGCTACAGCGTTTACAGCAAGTAATGTTACTACCAACGCCAATCTAACGGGCGACGTTACCAGTGTTGGCAATACAACTACACTACCCAATGCATCAGTAATAGGTAAGGTACTGACAGGGTACGTTTCTGGAGCAGGAACAGTTGCAGCCACGGATTCAATTCTGCAAGCAATTCAAAAGTTAAACGGTAATGATGCAACAAACGCTAACTTAACAGGTGTAGTTACGTCTGTAGGTAATCTTACATCTTTTAACTCATCTACTGGTTCAGGAGCAGTTGTTCTTGCTACTAGTCCAACATTAGTAACCCCTGCTCTTGGCACGCCTTCAGCCATTGTTTTAACTAGTGCAACAGGTTTGCCTCTAACTACAGGTGTAACAGGAAATCTTCCCGTTACTAATTTAAACTCAGGCACTTCTGCTTCAGCTACAACATTTTGGCGTGGAGATGGTGCTTGGGCAACTCCTTCTGGTGGTGCAACTTTAGGCGCTAATACATTCACAGGTAGCCAAACTATTAGCGGGGCTAATTCATTGCGTGGTTCTTTTGGTAGTGGGGGTAGTTCTCTTAATATGGCATTAGGAACCGACGCGTTACTTAACAATACTACGGGTACTAGAAACCTAGCCGTGGGAAGTAGTGCACTTTTATATACTACCACAGGTACTTATAACGTAGCCGTGGGTCTAAGCGCGCTTCAACGTAATACTACTGTTGTTAGTACTTTTGGGGCTATTACAGGTGGCACAGGTTACACACCAAACCTTACTGCTGTAGCAGCAACCCTATCTTATGTATCAGGTTCAACTGCCATATCTTACCCATCCGTACTTATTACAACTAATGCTAGTGGCGTAGTTACTGCTGTAACTCTGGTAGTTTCTGCTTTCGGGGTATCGGGCGGTTATGGATTTCAAGATACAACAACGGTAATGTCATGCACTTCTATTGGCGCGGGCTCTGGTTTTGCTATATCACCTGCTACGCTAGCATCAGGCGACTATAACGTAGCTATTGGAGCACAAGCTTCACTTAACACTGCGCAAGGCTATAGCAATACAGCAATCGGTTCTTTTGCACTTTATAATAACGTTTCAGGCAACAACAATACAGCAACCGGTTATTCTGCACTTTATTATAATGTTTCAGCCTCAAACAACGCAGCTTTTGGGCACAATGCGCTCATTAACAACACCACAGGCGCTGATAATACGGCAGTTGGAAAAAGTGCCGGGACAATAATTACCACTGGCGCACAAAACACGGTTATCGGTTCTGGCGCTAACCTAGCAGTAGCTACAAACAGCAACTCAATTGTTATTGGGTACAACGCTGTTGGTCAAGGGGCAAATACTGCTGTTTTAGGTAATTCATCTATCGTAGATAATTACTTTTTTGGCCGGGTAAATATTCCAAAATTTACCACCGCCGCTGCGCCTGCATGGGTACTTGGCGCAATGTACTTTGATACAACCCTTAACAAACTTCGCATTGGCGGGGTTTCGGCTTGGGAAACGGTAACTTCAACTTAAACATTTAAGAAAATTTAAAAATGAAAAATACCCCAGAACAAATTGCTAGGCACTACTCTGCTGCTATGGATTCCGTCAATTTAATTACCGCACTGGCGGCACAAGAGACTATGACCGAGAATGACCAAGACACAATGCAGAGAAACAAGAAACATTTGCAATTTATGTTAGCCCAAGATTATTGGACAACTGAGGATTTAACGCCTTTTGAAACCGCAGTAAACGCATAACTAAGAGTAAGTTAGTAAAAAACTAGTTGGAATTTGAGCCATGTTCTATGCGTTTGTTTCTGTTTTGTTTTTTGATGCTGGTAACAGGGTCGTCGGCGCAGGACAAGCTCATACTGTCTACGGAGCCGCCTCCTCTACCAAAGCCAAAACCCAAACAAACGGTTTGCGCGGTACAGGATTTGTACGTTATTGGTTGGACAATGCACGACCCAGCAGAGCGCCACAAGGCCATGCTGGATTGGCTGGATAAGACATCATGCAGTTCGGACGATTACGTCCTTATTTGGAACGCCTTGCCGGAGTGGGCAGGCACATCAGACAGTCCTTTGCTTAGAGCCAAAATCATGGAGAAGGCAAGATGAACAGTAAAGACAAGCTAGTAAATGTCGTAACCTACATGGTCACCGCTACTCTGTGTGCCGTTGTGCTATCTTTGATATGGGCGCTGATCCACGGTTTGTTTGTCAAGGAAGTAGACAACACCAAGATATTTGAGATCATTGGCCCTGCTTTTCAGACCATCATCGGAGGCTTAATCGGTTGGTTATCGGGCCTCAAAGTAGGCGCACACAAAGAAGACAAACCCGAATGCGAAAAGGACTGATATGTTTGAACTACTAAGTGGCGGTATAGCTGGTTCCCTACTTGGGGGCTTATTTCGTTTGGCTCCTGAAGTCCTTAAATGGGTGGACAAGAAAAACGAGCGTGCGCATGAACTGGCAATGTTCAGCCAGCAGTGCCAACTGGAAACCGTGCGGGGCCAGCAAAAACTAGCTGAGATTGGCGCACAGCGCGAGGCAACGGTGGACTCCGGGGTCATGGATGCGTTTAACGCAGCGATTAATCAACAGACCGACATGGTTAAAGTTGCCGGTGGATGGGCTGCAAGTCTATCTGCTTCGGTACGCCCAGTAGCAACCTACTGGATTTTGCTATTGTGGAGCTTTGCTCACATCTGGTTTGCCTTGACAGCGTGGATGGCGGGTTCTCCCCCAGAGGCTGTGTTTAAACTAATCATGACCGCTGACTTTGCCGCGTTGGTATCGGGTACGTTGAACTACTGGTTCCTTGATAGGACGCTGGCAAAGCGTGGGATATGAATCTGGACATAGCCGCAGCACTGTGTAAACAGTTTGAAGGGTATAGGGGTAAACCCTATCTATGCCCTGCGGGCATTCCTACGATTGGTTATGGCAGCACCTACTACGCTGATGGGCGCAAGGTGACTTTGAATGACCATCCAATGTCTGAGCCTGATGCCGCTGTACTGCTGCTACAAGAACTACAGCACACGTATCTACCGGGCGTTTTACGGAACTGTCCTGTCCTGCTGACCGACGAGAAAAAGTGCAACGCTATTGTGGATTTCGCCTACAATTTAGGCACTGGACGTTTGCAGACTAGCACCCTCAAGCGTAAGATAAATGCACAGGACTGGGACGGCGCAAAAGAACAACTTTTGCTCTGGACAAAAGGTGGCGGACGAGTCTTGCCGGGATTACTCAAACGCAGAAATGCGGAATGCCGATTACTGGATTAACGTATGCCCTTACAGAAACTGACGCTCAAGCCGGGGGTAAACCGGGAAAACACTCGGTACACTAACGAGGGTGGTTGGTACGAGTCCGACAAGGTGCGTTTTCGCCAAGGCACACCCGAAAAAATTGGCGGTTGGCAACGGATTTCAGCTAATACATTTCTTGGAGTATGCCGTTCTTTGTGGAACTGGGTAACTCTGACAGGGCAGAACCTGCTTGGCATCGGGACTTCCGTTAAGTTTTACATTGAGAACGGCGGCGCGTATTACGACGTAACCCCAATCCGCATAGAAAATACTTTAACTAACCCGTTTACTACCAACACAACGACTAATTCTGGTGGTTATACAACGGTAACAGTAACAGCGCCTCCGGGGTTTGCCAACGGGGATTACGTTACTTTTTATGGTGGGTCTGCTGTTGGTGGTGTTACTGTGTTGGGGGAATACCAATTAACCTACCTGACTTCCTCTACGTATTCAATTAGTGTTTTAGGCACGGCATCTTCTTCTACCACTGGCGGCGGCACTGTCTACGCGGTTTACCAAGTTACGTCTGGGTCTGTTACCTATACTCCTTCTGATGGATGGGGTGCGAGCACTTGGGGAACTCCTCCGGCGGTTGCATTACCCTCTACTGTAGGCACATGGGGGTATGGCTTAACGGTTACGCTTTCAGCTACAGGCGCTCGTATTTGGAACCAAACAAATTGGGGGCAAGACTTAGTTTATGGCCCCCGTGGTTTTCCTTTGTATTACTGGAATGCCACTGTAGGGTATTCAAATACAACGATTACAATATCTATTGCTTCTCCGTGTGTAGTTATTTGCAGCCTTGGTCTAGTAGATTTAACGCCTATAACGCTTGCTACAACTGGAGCGCTACCACCAGAATTAATACCCGGTATTACATACTACGTAAGATATATATCTTCGGGCTCATTTAATTTAGCAACATCTGCTACCGCAAATGCAATATTATCGGGAGTAACTATCGCAGGTACAGCAGGACAATTTAGTTGTACTGCCTCAAGTATTACGTTAGTAGTTGGTCAATCAATAACAATAAGTAGCGTTAGTTACGCTGTTGCGTTAGCAGGAAATCAAGCCGTTGGTGCTGCTGGAACTATAGCTACTAGCGTTAGTACTCAATCCAGTAGTGTAGCTTTCGGTGCTACAGGAACTATACTTGTTAGCGCTAGCGGTATAAACAAAGGTAATGTAGCTTCTGGTGCTACTGGAACTATAGGTGTTTCTTCTAGTACTGGTGGTCCTATTTCCGGCTACACCAACCCTACAACGTATTACATCGTTGCTACTAATGGGTCAACGACATTTACCCTATCCACTACGGCTGGTGGTTCAGGTGTTCCAACTATGGTAGGTACTCCAACGGGGCTTACTTTTACTTTATCAACAATTATTAATACTACCGGCACACAATCAGGTACACAATCTGTTTCCCCCCGTGGTATTTTGTTGTCTAGTCTTGCTGGCTCTGACAGCTCTTGCCCGCTCTATCAAAATACATTTGCTGTATCTGATGCCAGCAGGTTCTTACTTGTTTTTGGTACAAACGACTACGGCAGTACTACGCTTGACCCTATGCTCATACGTTGGTCGGATCAAGAATCTTTGACCACATGGTTCCCTGCTGTTACCAATCAGGCAGGTAGCTTGCGCCTGTCTCACGGCTCCAAGATTGTTACTACTTTGCAAAGCCGTCAAGAGATTTTGGTATGGACAGATTCAACCATGTATTCATTGCAATACCTTGGACCTCCTGTTGTTTGGGGGGTACAGCTTCTAGCAGACAATGTTTCTATTATTGGCCCTAATGCTACAGTAATGGCTTCAGGTGTTTCCTATTGGATGGGTGTAGATAAGTTCTACAAATACGATGGTCGTGTACAAACGCTACGTTGTGACCTGCGCCAATATATTTATAGTAATATTAATCTTCAGCAATCTGACCAAGTATTTGGTAGTACCAATGAAGGCTTTAATGAAGTCTGGTGGTTTTACTGTTCCGCAAGCAGTAGCGCCATTGACAGCTATGTTGTCTATAACTATACCGAAGACCTTTGGCAATACGGCTCAATGGCCCGTACAGCTTGGTTAGATAGCGGTCTTCGCAACTACCCACTTGCGGCTACTTACAGCTATAACATTGTTGAACACGAAAACGGTGTAGATGACAACACCTCTGGCACACCAGTAGCTATTGAGGCATCAATTACCTCATCCCAGTACGACATTGGCGACGGGCATAATTTTGCATTTGTCTACCGTATGATTCCTGACTTGACATTCCGTGGTTCTACTTCTGGTACGACACCTACTATAACTATGTACCTACAAGGCTTAAACAATTCGGGCTCAGGTATTACACAGTCTGGTAGCGCTGGAGTTACGTACAACGGCGCTGTACCCGCAGTTATTAACGTTGATGAGTTTACGGGGCAGGTTTACATTCGTATTCGTGGTCGCCAGATGCAGATGAAGATCACATCCAATACTCTTGGTACGCAGTGGCAGCTTGGGGCACCGCGCATTGACATGCGTTCGGATGGTAGAAGGTAGATATGGCGCAGAAAAATGTAACAGCCCCTAAGCTACCCGCAGCAATAGGTAATGAGTACGACCCCGCGCTTATAAACCAACTTACAAACGTATTGCGGCTGTACTTTAATCAGCTAGATAATGCAGGGCCAATGGTAGCTAGTACGCAACGTAACGGCACAGATATTGTGGCGGGCTTGAGCTTTTTCCCCACGGGAACCTCAACTACACCAAGCCTACCAACACAAGCAGACTTAGCCTCACTGCGGGTAGGCGATATTTACTACGATACTTCGGCAAGTAATGTGCTGAAGGTAAAAACATGAAACCGATCAACTTAGGCTGGTTGAGCGAAACGGAGGATGCAGACCAAGGAGGGTCTGACTTTATTGATGCTACTACCGCTGCTGCGGAAGTTGCTGCTCCCGCTGCCGTAACTATTGCTCCCGTTGTTGAAGCTCCCAAACCAACTGATGCAATGTTGCGGGGCAAGGAAATGTCCCAGATTCAGTTTGATGGGATGGAACCTGTTTACGAACCGGATCGACGCGGCGAAAAAGGTGCTTTTCTTGGGTATAAATTTCCGTACAGTCAAGTCCAAGACCCGGGGATGACTGCTTCTTACTCTTCTCCTCAATGGAAAGATAATCCGCACGGGGCCGGACAAACTTTGATAGACCCCGGAGGAAAGTTTCTTGGGTATAGCTATTTACCCAGCAATGGAATAATTGAAGTAGCAAAACCAGATTCCATACTTGCATATGAAAAGCAATTTGGCACAACAATGGAGCCTATATATTCTTCCAGCCAAGAAAATGGCCCTCATGGAATTACACGAACAGTAGAATACGGCCCTCCTGTTGGGTATCGCTTTGACAACGGCAAAAGCCAGTACGTCAACTTTGATGCAAGCGGCACATACCAAAATACGCAGAATAGGCAACATGGGCTTCAAGGACTTGAACCGTTCTTAGCTATAGCGGCAGCAGTTTTTCTTCCCGTCATTGGTGAGTACATTGGTGAAGCGTTAATGTCGGCTGGCGTTGTTACATCTGCCGACGCAGCATTTTTCTCTGTTATCGCTGCTGATGGTACTGCCGCCGCAGCCAACGCCGCCGCTGCCGCCGCTACTGCAACCGCTACTACTATTGGTACTGCTGTAGCAAGCACCGCTGTGCAGGTAGCGCAAGGTGTTCCCCTTGACCAAGCCATAATTAATGGGGTTACTAGCACCGCTTTAAGTCTTAACAACACCGGGATAACAACGGCTTTAACCGATGCCTTGCCTGACTTATTGTCCCATCCAGATTTAACCAAAGCCATCGTAAATGCCGGGGCTAGCGTAGTAAAAACCGCTGCGGCTGGAGGTAACGCTGACCAAATAGCAAATTCATTGGTTGGTAGCCTTGCGAGTAGCGCAGCAACTGACGTGTTTAGCACTGCTATGCAGGATGTAGACCCTAAGACAGCCCAAGTTCTTGGCGCTACCGTAAGCGGCGCTGTTACTGGTGGTGAAAAAGGTGCAATCAGCAATGCTTTAAACACGATTGCTAATCAAGTGGGGAGAGACTTATTAAAGTCACCGACCAACGTTAATAAAGTATCTGAAGCCGATGGGCTTGATAATACTGGCGGCGATGCTGTAGCTTCAGTCGATGCCACAGGTGGAGCAGACAACACCATTGCAGCGTTATCTAATTCCCAAGTAAACGTACTTGGAAATGCAAACGATAACCAAATTACTTCTGACCAATCTGATGCTGATAAAACTGCTGCCGAAGTTGCACTTGATCAAAGCGCTGTACAAGCAGGGTTTCCTGACTATGCAAAGTACCAAGAGTTTGGGGGAGATGTTAATGAATTTAATGCCGCAAAAGCAGGGTTTCCTGACTATGCTACATACCAGAAGTTTGGGGGAGATTTAGCTAGTTACCAAGGATTTCCGGACTATGAGACTTACCAGCAATATGGTGGCGGTTTAAACGACTACATAAATGATAAAAATACGGCTACAAAAGCGGGATTTCCTGATTATGCAAAGTACATTGAGTATCGTGGCAATTTAGATGCGTACAAGGCAGGGTTTCCTGACTATGTTACATACCAGCAATACAACGGGGATAAAACTGCGTACCAAAACGACATTGCGTATAAAGATGATATTGTCCAACAGGGTATGGCAATGGGCCTTGCTGAAGAAGCAATTAGAAACAGCCTTAAAGAAAACAAAATTGGGGACGCCGAGGCGCGGGGTTTAACGCAAAAAATAACTGATTGGTTAAGGGTTAATCCCAATTCACAATTTCAAAACGCTAACTCTCCAGATGTAGAAGCTTTTAGAAGTTATTTAAAAGCGCAAGGTGTTTCTGATGCCAATATTGATTATGTTGTTGATGCAGCAAAGGGCGCGGGAACTGAACTAAATAAATTATCCCAAGCTAGCGAAAGAACTGCTGATTCTCAAGCAAAAGTATTTACCGATAAGTTAGTAACCGAAAACAAAGCGGCTTCAGATTCAGTAAAAAGACTTATTGATAGCGCAATCACTAGCAAGTTTATACCACCCGGTCAAAGGGGCTTTGTAGATACAAGCATAGTCGGTGACGTATACGACAGGCTCAAGTCGGCTATGAGTAGCAGCGAAGCTGCAAAAACAGTAGACCCCCTTGAGTTTTTAAAAAATGCAATTGGGGGTATGACCTCTGCGCAAATTGCTAATACTTTAAAAAGTAACGCAGCAGATGATTTTTTGGGTGTCATAACTTCGCCTTGGGCTATTTCAATTGCAAATGATGGATTTAAGAGAGAGCTATCAACTGCCCTTTTAACAGAACCTACAAATTCTGTATGGAATGAAGAGTTTAAAAAAGTAACTGGGTATGACTGGACAGAATCGGCGCAAGGAAAAGCTTGGAATGCGCTTTCAGCAGCCAATCCCGGCGATACTGTATACGGCGGATTTAATGTAGAAAAGAACTACCCTAATCTTATATATACCTATGTGCACGATAAATCTGGCGCTACATACACACAAATATACGATACCATTACTGGCAAATTATATTTTAGGGATTCAAATAACCCCCCTCCGGCAGGGGAAGACACTATTTACACTGAAGACCCAGAAACTAAACAAACTTTGGGTACTGCCGGGTTAAAACGCCCCATATACGACACTACCGGAAAATTTGTAGGGTTTGACCCAACCCCAGTAGAAACCCCAGTAACCGAAGCCCCAACTACGGCCCCAACAGTTGCTCCGGTAACTCCAACAATTAAACCTACAGTTGCTCCGGTAACTCCAACAGTTGCTCCGGTAACTCCAACAATTAAACCTACAGTTGCTCCGGTAACTCCAACAGTTCCTCCAGTAGTCCCCCCAATTTTTACCGTTGCCCCAACAGTTCCTCCGGTAACTCCAGCCCCTACGCTTGAACCTACGGTTGCTCCGGTAACTCCAGCCCCTACGCTTGCCCCAACAGTCGCTCCGGTAACT